AGTGCTTGAACTTTTATCACAAACAAACTAATAATATATTACTATGGCTAATACATATGTAGACTCCACTGCAACAGCGTCTCAGACAGATTTTGCGTTTTCCTTTTCTTATCTTAAAGCTGAACACGTTAAAGTTGAAATCAACGGAGTAGATACAGCTGCCTTCACATTGGTTACATCTCCTGCTAACAAAGTAGTTTTAAATAGCGGAGCTACAGCAGGTCAGGTAGTTCGTGTAAGAAGGAACAGTCAACCTGATACTAACCTAGTAGATTTTGTAAATGGTTCAGTACTGACAGAAACAGAGTTAGACTTTGCTTATCAACACAATAGATTTTTAAATGAGGAACTCGCTGAGTTAAATGAAGCTTCTCTTCAAATAGGACCAGGAGGAACAGATTGGGATGCTAAGTCAAATAAGATATTAAATGTAAGTACACCTACCTTAACAGGTGACGCAGCTACTAAGAACTATGTAGATCAAAAAGTAGAACAGATTGCTGCTGGTGCTTCTACTCCTCCTTCTAAATGGCAGTTCACAGGTACAGCAGGAACGAACACAACTTATACTGTTACTGATGCCGATGTACTAGGAGACAGTGCATATGATGTTAGTGTTAACGGATTAGTAAAAGAACCTACAGTTGATTACACAGTAGACCCTGACACAGACACCTTAACAATTATTCCTTCTTTAGCTGGAGGGGAAGACATTGTAATTATTCAACGAGGGTTAGGCATTCCTCTTACACAAGGTACAATAGGAACAACTCAGATTGATGATGGTGCTGTTACTAACGCTAAATTAGCTAACACTGCTGTTACAGCTGCTAAAATATTAGATGGTGCTGTTACTCCTAGTAAATTAGACGAGACGCAAGCTTATACAGTAAATGGTTTAGTATCTAATGGGAAAGTAGAAATAGGTACGACTACTAATACTAACTTTGCTTTAAACGCTAGTAACGCTGCTTTAGGTTCTTTGGTTATATACGAGCCTACTGGTTCATCTACGGAGGGTGGACAGATAAATATAAATAAAGCAGGTATAGCTACACCTTCAGCATCTGAAAGTGATAGTTTTGTTATCGATGCTTATAATACAGGTTCTACAGGTAGTTATGGTTTAGCAGGTGACACAGATGTATTAAGGATTATAGGCACTCCAGGTGCAGGGGAAAAGTCTATAGTAATTACCGAGGATGCTGATGTTATAACAAATGGTGACGCTTCTATTACAGGAAAAGTAGGTATAGGTACTTCAGCTCCCAGTGCTCATTCTTTAAAAGTAGATGGAGATATATTAGTCACCAACGCAGGAAATGTAAGCATGGAACTAGGAGGGGGTACTGGTTTCACAGCTTTTATTGATTTAAAAAACCCTAGCACTGATGATTATGATGTAAGAGTTATAAGTGATGATTCTACTGCAATAGATGTAGTTCATAATTCTAGAGCTAGAGTTGAAGGTCATAATTCCTTGGGTTTATGTGCTGGTGATACATCAGGTGGCACTCCTATTCCTGAAGTTGTTACAGTCAGACCTGATTACATTCTTATAAAAGATACAACAGGAGCACCTAGTGGTGATCCGACTGGAGGAGGTTATCTTTATGTTGAAAGTGGTGCTTTAAAGTTTAAAGGTTCTAGCGGTACAGTCACAACTATAGCGGTCGCATAAGCCAATGACAGAATCACTTTCCCACTTCTTAGACACCGCTCTTGGCGTTATACTTGCCGTGATCGGATGGGTCATAAAGAAACTATCAGATCGACTGGATACAGACGAGAAACGATTAACAAAGATTGAAGTAGAACTTGCTACTCAAAGAGAACGAGACACTGCGGTAGAGAATAGAATGAGTGGACTTGAAACCACTGTTAAAGAGATTAACGGTAAACTAGATAGAATGATGGAGATATTAATTAAACGATGAAAAAAGGATTGTACGCAAACATTAACAGAAGAAGAAAGCTAGGCATTAGTCGTAGCAAGAAGAAGTCTACAATATCACCTAAGTCCTACGCTAATATGAAGCGTGGTTTTAAAAAGTGAGAAGTGTATCGTTATCTTTAGGTAGAGGTGAGAAGAGCAAGAAGGGTGGTCTCACGGCTAAAGGCAGGGCTAAGTATAACAAGGCTACAGGGTCTAACTTAAAAGCCCCTCAACCTGGTGGTGGTCCTAGGAAGCGTAGCTTCTGTGCTAGGATGTCAGGTAACAAAGGACCAATGAAAGACTCTAAAGGTAGACCCACTAGAAAAGCGTTAGCTCTTAGACGTTGGAAGTGTTAACAATATATTATGAAGACTTTTGAAGAACTAGGTAAATTACAAGGTTATGTAGCAGATACCTACAAATCAGCTATCGATCAGATGCACGAGACTGGTGAGTACAATCCATCACTACTGAACGGTGCTAGACAATTACTTAAAGATAACGAGATAGTATTAACAAGTGGGAAAGATACTCCCCTTAATGACCTACTCAATGAAGTACTCCCCTTTGAAGACGATATACAACTAAAGCAAAAAGTAGCTACAAAGTAATTACAACACCGAAAGAGAGAGAGTTGAAGCAGCAATGAGTATTGAAAAGCTTAAACAACTCAAGGACTTCCGTAACTTCTTATATGTAGTTTGGAAACACTTGAACCTACCTGATCCTACTGGATTACAATATGACATTGCAGACTTCATGCAACACGGTCCTAAACGATCTGTTATCATGGCTTTCCGTGGTGTAGGTAAGTCTTGGATATGTTCTGCCTATGCTGTACATCAACTCCTCCTAGACCCCACTAAGAACATCCTTGTTGTATCTGCTTCTAAGAACCGTGCTGATGACTTCTCCACCTTCACCTTGAAAATCATACACGACATTCCTGTTCTTCAAGGACTAATCCCTAAAAAGGATCAAAGGTTCTCTAAGATTGCCTTCGATGTCGGTCCTGCTCCAGCTGCTCACGCTCCTTCCGTTAAGTCACTAGGTATATCCTCTCAGTTAACAGGTAGCCGTGCGGACATCATCATTGCAGACGATATTGAAGTACCTAACAATTCTGCTACTCAAGGGATGCGTGATAAGCTAGATGAACAAGTAAAAGAGTTTGAAGCTATCTTAAAGCCCTTAGACACCTCTAGGATTCTCTTTCTAGGGACACCCCAATGCGAGGACTCTATTTATAACAAACTGCGTGAGAGGGGCTATGAGGCTCGTATATGGACCTCTGAGTATCCCAGTGAAGACTTAGTACTGAAGAACTACGATAACGATATTGCTCCGTATCTTACTGAAAAGATAACAGATGAGTCGGTAGGACGATCTACAGAACCTTCTAGGTTTACTGATCTGGACCTTGAAGAAAGAAAGTTATCGTATGGTAGGACTGGGTATGCTTTACAGTTCATGCTTAACCCTCGTCTGTCGGATGCGGATAGGTATCCTTTAAAGGTTAACGATTTAATTATAACAGATGTTGATGTAGACCTAGCCCCTGAAAAGATTATGTGGTCTTCTGATCCGTCCTTTGAAAATAAAGATATTCCTAATGTAGGTCTAGGTGGTGATAGGTTTCATAAGCCCTTTAAGATTCTTGGTGATATGATTGAATATACTGGGTCTGTGTTGTCTATTGACCCTAGTGGTAGAGGTAAGGATGAAACTGGGTATGCTGTGGTTAAGATGCTTAACGGTCAACTCTTTGTTCCTGAAGCTGGTGGTCTTAAAGGTGGATACGATGAACAAACTCTTAAACAACTAGTCTACATTGCCAAGACTAATAAGGTTAACAAAATCATTATAGAGTCTAACTTTGGTGATGGTATGTTCATGGAACTTCTTAAACCTTTGTTTATGACCTCCTATCCTTGTTCCATTGAAGAAGTAAGACATAACAAACAAAAGGAACTTAGAATCATTGATGTCCTTGAACCTGTACTTAATCAACATAAACTGATTATTGATCCTTCTGTTGTTCAACAAGACTATAAGAGTGCTCAGTCCTATCCTATTGAACATCAAGCTAAGTATATGCTTATCTATCAACTATCAAGGATAACAAAGGATAAAGGTAGCCTTATTAACGATGATAGATTAGATGCTCTCTCTATTGCTGTTAACTATTGGGTAGAACAAATGAATCAAGATGTTAACAATAATATTAACTATCGTAAACAGGAACTCCTGGACAAAGAACTAACGTCCTTTGTAGATTCATTTAACAAATCTAAAGGCTCTTATAACAGTAACCTTTGGATGTGATTAATATAGGTGCTTCGGTAGTTAGTTTAAATACATATCTTTACAGATACTACTTTTAAAAGAGGGTCGACCCTGACGAAGACCCTCCCTCCTTTAAGACCTTCTTAATTAAATATATGTTAAAAGAAAGATACTATTGGTCTTTAGACACACCTAGCCTTAAAAAGTTTTTAATATAAAGGTAAGTTAAAGAAGGTCTTTGTCTTGGTCTTTACTTTAAAAGGTAAGAAGGAGAAGAACGAAGTATCGACTTCTTGTTAAGGTTACTTTAAAGTAGTCTTTAAAAGATAGTCTTTAAAGAAAGACTCCTTATAAGTTATAGATAACATTATAAACGATTTTCAGATTTGTAAAGCCTTAAATTTTAAGATATGGATATAGATACTCAGACAGACTTGCTAACCAACGACTTATGTAATTTAATAAATCGTTATAAAGGGGAGTTCGATTTGAACGACCAAACAATCTTAGGTGTCCTGGAGTTCGTTAAATACGACATATTAGCTACCAGTGTCATCCTACTAGAGCTAGAAGAAGATGAGGAGGAGGACGATGAAGACAGTACCTGCTAACTCTTTAGACAAAACTATATTGGATTTTTGGTAGAAAAATTTGAGGGGCTTACGCTATATACGCGATCAGAAAAAAACCCCTCGGTCCCCTCTAAAATTACACTGTGGGGTGGGGTACTGTTAAAATTCTTTTCATAACTTGTTGATAATCAACACCGTTCGTACAATACACATTATGTCTAATTGCTGGTAATCAACGACTTAGGGAATATTGGAGCTATGTTATAGTACTTAACGCAAATCAACAAATTGACAGGGTTATTTGCGATTACTTGCTATTGATAATCTGTTATCATTTGTAAATTTGTATTTTTTACTTTGTTTATTTCCATGATGTCATGACATCTTGACGTCACATTTATTCAGATCAAATAATTTCAATAATTTCTTTTAATCTCATTTCATCAATAATTCTATAAAACTTTTTTTAATTTTTTTCTATTAAGTAAAATCAATGACTTACAAAAAACTTGAAAATAAAATCTTTACAGTTTTTGATATTTTTGATTTAAAGATCATCATATTTATTTTAACCAATAACCAATAATAAAAACATTATGAAAATTATAACAAATAATCACTTCAAAGAAATACTATCCTTCTTTGATCTTACTGAAAAAGAGCAAAACGAAATCAAAGATAATTACGACACAATCGAGGAGAGTTCATTCTTTCGATATCGTGGACAAGTTTATGATTTGAATGAATTCATGCGTGTCAATGATTCTTTAAATGGACAAGGTCAAAACCATGAGATGTACGGTTGGGATGGGTATCATAATGAGTCCTTCTTTTCTTCTGTACTGGTCAAATACTCATCTTGTAATGAGGGCGTGAAGGTTGGGTTGGCACTTTCTTAATCAATTAAATCAAATAGAAAAAACAATATCATGAACACAGAAAATAACTACAATGGATGGACTAACAGATCAACTTGGCTTATCAACTTATGGATCGAGCCACACACACAATCAGATATCGACTGGATAAAAGACGAGCTTGAGGAAAAAGTTGATAACTTATCTAATAGCGAATGTGTAACCGATAAGATACTGGCTGACATGATTGACTTACAGGACGTTAATTGGGATGAACTAAAAGAGCACATTGAGACCGAAGATTAATAAATAACTTTTAAACACCATGAAAAAACCAAACCACCAAACATCGGACATAAAAGATATGTTCGACTCACTTAAACCGTCACGCAAAGAACAGGCTATAGTATGGTTTGTCAGCCCAGTAATTGTTCTTGCAACGTGGAGTTTGTTAATATTTATCTGTAGCCTTTAACCAATAGAAAATAAAACAATATGAAAAAAGAAAAGTACGAATATATATTTGAACAACTTATAGACCGAGTGCTAAAAGAAGAAAGCTTACACTTAGACGATTGGGATTTACCTTGTAAGGGTACTGAAACCGAACGCATGAGATACTGGAGTCGAAACCAAAAAGAGTGTATCAATCATTTTTATATTTACGAAGGTTTGGACGCTTGGGATACAGAGAAAGAAATGCTGAAGGACATAGGTTACAACCCCTTTTACATGGATGTGATTGAAATTGTTAAAGGTAAAAGATTGCCTTGTGTTAACCAATAATAGAAAGAAATAAAACATCATGAACTTATCAAAAAACACTGACCCAAACTTATGTATAAAACAAGTGAAGCATTACGAATCCTTGCAACCTATGGAATTTGACATTTACAAAGTATCAATCGACTGTCTTGAAAAGTCTTTCAATCAAGCTTGTAAAGAGTTGCAAGGCTACGCTAAGAGCTCGATGGGATTGACTTTAAATAAAGATGACCGATGGAGGGAATTGCGACAAGTTAAGGCTATCTATCAAAAGGGAATCCAAAAGCTTAATCGAATGATACCTAAAAGTTATTTGTTAAGATTAAGAGAGGAAAGAAAGAAAAAGCATTTACTGAGCAAAGCGAATAAATGCGTTGGAGCGTAGCGACATGAGCGTCACAGAATACATCGAAGAACAAGCTTTTGTTTACAGAATTGTAAGTGATTACAAAGAAGTATACATCGAATGGCACTTAAAAGACTTACCTCACCTATTTACTGGACGAGCTAGTAGTCACGAAGAAAAGATCGAGCAATATAAATCGGTCTTAAAGGAACTAAAGAAACTAAATAAACCAAACCAATAAAACCAAATGACTATAAAAGAAATAAAAGAATATGAAAAGTTAGAACAAAGAAACTTACAGCTATTTAACTGGCTCAACGAATCTCAAATTGAAAACGCTAATATGCGTGACCGACTGGAGGAATTAGGAGAATTAGATGATTTGATTGAGGATGGATCGATAAAAGATTTATTCACTT